CTTCGAAAAGGGATAGTCCCATCTCGCCAGAATCTAATCTAAGGTTGAATCCCACGGCAAGACCGCGGGCCTCTTCCCTCGAAAGATTCGAAGCTTGATGAGGACTAACCTTGTCAATTAGGAAAGCCAAGGCTCGTACAAGCGGGCTCCCATGCGAAACCATCTCTGGTTCCGCGGGTTTCGAGGTGTTCGCAATCCCGAGCATGCTCAGGATTGTGCTTGCTGGCAAAGAATGCCAACAAACCCTCAAAGCCCTCAACTCGGCTCCTAAGCGTTCGGGGCTTAACGCCCCAAACTCTGACTTCGGTACGATGAAAGCTTGAATTCCATCTTCGATTAAGATGGTGTTCATAGCTACCACTGTACGAAGCGAAGCCGGTTGTACCGACATCACAGGGACCAACGATCCTAAGTCCGCGTTGTAAACGCAGAGGAAGTAGGTCTCTAAGGCTGTCTGATGCATTCCATAATCCTTTCACAAAAAGGTTATTGATTGTGTCTACAACAGCCTGACGTGATGTCGGGCCGTCAGGGACGAGTGTTTTCGGCTTTACAGGGGTTACATCGTAACCTGAGTAAGCGTCCGAACCGCAGGATTCGCGAAACTTTCCGTTAATGTAGCTCTTAGCCACATTAACTTTAAGCTGGAGCGAATCAAGCAAAGACACTAATCCCTCGTACCCAGTACACGGAAGGATGATATCATCCCCGTATACTCGGACCTTACCACGCAGTGCCAGTATCCTTTGCGCCGTAATGCGACCGTAAGGCAGCGAAGCTGCCAAAGCGGCGCATAAAAACACAATGGATTGAACTGGAAACGTGGTTGCAGTACCCTGCGAGGCAAACTTCTTGAGTTTCAAGAAGCCCGGATTCGAAGAGACATCGTCTCTTAGAAGCCTCGTACGTGCGGCGTGCAGGGCGTGTAATACAGATTGATTAGATCTAAATACACGCTCCACGGTCCAACACGAGAGACGATCGCTAGCATCCGAAAGATCAACGGTTGCTAGTTTACGGTCTCTGGATGCTTGAACGACTAGGTCGCCTGAAAGCCTTTGCTTTGAGAAGTTAATAAACGAGCCCACAAGTGGGTTACGTTTAGTCTCTTCAACAAAGAAAGACCGGATGATCTGCTGACACCATTGGTGTGCAGTAGGCTCAGCCGCAATGATCCTAGGACCTTTAGCAGTCTTAGGAACACAGATCAGTCGACTAGCCACCTCATGGTGAGATGGCTTTTCCCTGTCGGATCCTGCAGTCTTCCCGCAGAAAACGTAAGGGAACCACTCGTCAAGCTTGCGCGGCCAATTGGGAAATGTCCATTTCTGAACCTGACCCAACTTTTCCGCGACTGCACCGGGTCCATGTTTGAAGCCGATTCCAAGTGATTCTTGTTCCAGCCCCTCCGAAAGAGAGACAGGTTCAAAGAATTTCATGGAACCGATAACGACGTCTGCTACTTCTTGCATACGTCGAAGGCGAAGTCTGGTTAGACCTTCGTTACAGGAACTTTCTTCTTCTTCTTCGGAGAAGAGAGTTTTCTGATAACGATCGGCAATAGCTTGTTCAAGGCTAATGTCGCAATCGTCAACCACACTGACGAGCTCATCGAACTCCCACCCAAGGGTGGGGTTTCTGAGTTGTCGTTCAATGCCATGGTAGTTCTCCAAAGCCGCCTCACGGCGGTCGAAAGAACATCCAACTTCAATCTTCTTTCCCAGCAACGTAAGTTGTCGGAGGAAAAAGATAGCAGTGG